CAACAAGTTTTAATGAGTATGATTTACCTGTGATTTTACTTAGGCATAAAGGTATTATTTATAAGTTTCTTATAGATACTGGTGCCAGCTTGTCAAGCGTTCATTCAGGTTTTGCAGATAAGTTTGATGGTAGAAGAAGAAAGGCAAATTTAAGGCTGTTTGGCCTTGGAGATGCAGAAGTTGATACTATGCTTTCTACTACACTGCAATATGCTGATAAGACTTTCAGGGTAAATCTCGCCATCAATCCTATGTTGGATAGCAGTTTTGAGAGAGTTGGTGATAGCCCTATTCATGGGCTATTGGGTTCTGACTTCCTCAATAAATATGGTATTATTGTAGATTTCAAAACAAAGAAATTATATCTGAAATGACAAATAGGCAAGTGCTTTGCAAATTCATACTTGAAGAATATGGTAAAGCAGGAAACTTAGAGTCAACTGGTTCACACTTAGTTAGTTATGGGAAAACCATAGCTAACTGGTGTAGAATCCCAGTTGGAGCTAATTATGTAGAGAAAATAAAAATAGATATTTTAAAACTCGATGAAAGACAGCAAAAGCATTTTGACTTATTGATTGCTGTTTTACATCAATATAACATGACAGGAGTATTATGGAACGAGTAAACGAATTATATTCATCCAACAATGCAGGAGAAGAAATTATCGGAGGTAATGTAGAAAGACTTCACCCAAATCATTATTCATGGTTTCTGGAGAAATTTGGTGTTGACCTTATGGATATTGTTGCAGAACTCAATTTCAATAGAGGTAATGCAATCAAGTATCTTATAAGGGCAGGGCACAAAGGTGAGCTTGGTATTGATTGCCTTGATAAAGAGATTGAGGACTTAAATAAGGCTATTATTTACCTTATTCACGAGGTTAAGAGATTGGAAAAGAATAAACATCTACTTAAACTTGACCAGAAAAATGCCTCAGTATAAAATCTGCAAAAATTGTGGCTCACTAACTCTGTATTCTCCTAAGATAGAAATCAAGGGAGGTACAGAGTATACCACTGTTAAGTGTGAGAATTGTGGTCATACAGAGACTACAACCAGAAGTAATATTCACTATGGCAATGATGCCTTAAACAAATAAATTATGAAACTACTGAAATTTGGTGCACCTTGGTGTGCAGGATGCAGAACATTAACAGAAACAATGAAAGATTTAGAGACCACTATCCCCATCGAGGAAATTGATTGTGATGAGGATGAATACAGCCTTTGTGCCAAATATAAGGTTAGGTCAATTCCTTTGTTGGTTCTGATAGATGATAATGAAGAAGTTCTACGCAGAATCCCAGGCAGCGTTAGCTTGGAGGTAATCAAAGAAATGTTAAAACAATTTGAAACAAAACCAGAAGAATGATTTTAGGAGATATTGAAGTGGGAATTATGACAAATGTCACAACCCCACAGCAAATGTTTGAGCGCATAGAAGTATGTGGTAGAATCTGCTATAAGAGCCAACACCTTATTCAGTATGATGAAAAAGGACATAGTACTACTGCCAGAGATTTTGTTGAGAGAATTTGCAATGTAAATAAGCACAGGAGCATAGCTGAGCATGGTACAGTATATCTTACAGTGCCGTATTATTCTCATCATTATTCTCAGATGCTTGAATTTTATAACAGTAATCCTTATTCAAAGGTTAAGCATCATGCTGATTTCAAGAATATCTACATTACTACAAATTACAGAGTTTTATTGGAGAATGACAGGCTCAAAGATATGCAGTATTGGAGATATGAGGAGGGAGAACATTGGGTAAGGTCAACGTTCTATGTGAAAGCTCCAATATCTGTAACTCGTGAAATCAGAACTCATAGAGCATTGAGTACCAGTGAGATGAGTACAAGGTATTGCAACTTTACAAAGGATAAGTTTGACAGTCAGCTTACTTTCTATTGCTCGACACCTGATATTATTGATTATGAATTCCTCCAGAGAGCTGAGGAAGCATATTTCAATAAGATTAATGGTGGAGCAAAACCGCAAGAAGCAAGGGAGTTATTGCCCTTGTGTACTATGTCAGAGGCTTATTATACAGCTTTTGATGATGATTGGGCTTGGTTTTTGTATCTAAGATGCAGCGAAAAAGCTCATCCTTATATGCAAAAGGTAGCTAATTATATTGACGATTGTCTATACGAAGAAAATAAAGATTGATTATAAGGGTGGAGTAGTGAGCTTTGAGCTTGCTGCTCTGCCCTTTTTTTTACCTACTACAATCCCTTCTTCTTTTCCTCATGCGTGTTAAAGTAAATCATTTATCGTGTTGTTAATCAAGAATGAAATGCTTAATTTTGTACAAGAAATAAATTTATTACGTAATATGAAAATATATTGTTTAGTACCAAGCCAGCCTATAACAGATTTAGGTAAGGCTGTTGGGATTAGCCATCCTGTGATAGCAGCTAATACCATAGGAGCATGGCAAAGCAAGAATAACAAGCCTGGAGTTATGCCTGAGGTTTCTGAGCTTCAGAAATACATGGAAGAAACAGAGGAAGAAAGGAAAACATTAGCTTATGCACTACCTATGTTTGAAATGGCTGAAAATGCGGTTAATTTCTTTAGTTTAAGACCAGATGGAACAGTCATCCTTGGCAGACTCACTGAAAGGCTGAGAGATGGAATGAGGAATGATTTAGTGCAACTTGGCGTAGAGGATGATTTAGCTGAATTAAAAGACGATAGAGCAAAATACATATACCTCTTATATATGGCCAAAGATAGGTTTCAGTTTGGAGCTACAAAAGATAAAGAGATAAGGCTTAATATGCACAAAAGGGCTATGGCTAAAACCAGATGGTACAAAGAACATAATCCTGAGTTGTTTGTTGCAGAGCAAAAGCCTACATTCTCAGGAAAGATGACTTTTGAATTTGGACAAGAATCAGCTCCTGGGGTTACAAGTAAAACTACCATTGAAGCCATAAAGAAAGGAGAAAGAACAGCTACAACGAGATATGCGGAAGATGGAAACATAGATTATTGGTCGCAAGCTAAAGTTGGAGATGTAATAGAATTTACTGGCAAAAACGGAGAAAAGGTACTTGTTAGGGTAACTAAGCCGTTAACATTATTACCAAAGTCAACAACGGCAGAAGAATGGAGTAAGAAGGAGGGCTGGAGTGTAGATAGATTTAATAATAAGGTAAAGCAAAGAATAGAGAATCAGACTGCATATCAGATGGAATTTGAGTATGTGGGAGAATCTACATCTGAACAAGCTCAACAACAAGCTCCTCAATCAGCACCATCAAGATTGCCTATAGAGGCCGCTAATCACTTTACTCCTGTTAGGACAAGTAAATACTCAAAGTTGGCAAAAACATTCACTCCTCAGCAGCTAAAAGCCAGATATGAGCGTTTGGCAAGGGAGTTCTCAGAAAGGATTTCAGAAAGGCTGTATTCACTTGCAGCAGAACAAGAAGAAATTATAGCCACTGGAAACATGGAAGAAGCCATGAAAGCCAATGCTAAACTCAGGGAGCTTCAAGACCCAGTAGAGGGAAGGAGAAGGGCTTTAGAGTCTTTCTCTGAAGATAATAGGAATGGATTTCAGGCTATATATGAGGGAATGAAGCAGGATTATATGGATATGCTTGAGTATTATAGGGAAGAAGGTTTTGACCCAGAAATGATTCAAGCTTATCAGGATATAATTGATAATTTTGATGCACTGTTTGAAAATGCCTGTGTAATTATAGAAGAAATTGAAAATTTACGTATAGATTTGCATGATGTAAAAGATGTAAATGGAAAACCTACTGCTGAGGGATTTTTGGCTGCAATCAATGACTCCCTGCAAACCCAGAAAAGAGAGGAAGAAGAATTTGGGGATGACGAAGGAGGAACAAGGGCAACAGGTAATGATGGTTGGTCTTTCCAAATTAGATTTGTAGACCCATACCAAACTGTGACTGCAAAAACAAAGGCAGCATTACTTGATGTTAAGATGGTAGACTCTACTGGAGAACCTATTGTGGATGATATGGGTAATCAGAGGTATTATAGTGCAGCATTTGTTCATGGGGTACTACTTAGTTTTCTTAGTAATATGACTCATCCTAATGATTTCTGCATAGAAGTTGATGGCAAGAAAAGATTTCCCGCTCTTGAAGCTATTAAGGATAAATATCCTTGGGTAGACCAGCTTATAGATAAACTTACAGTTGATGATGACTTGGTTTCTACATTCTATGGAGACCTAAGAAAGGATAGAACTGACTTCTGGAAACACAAAATCAAAGAGGTTAGAGATGAGGAAACTGGAGAAATTCACTATGTATGGCAAACTATGTCAATCAATCAAGGTGTAGGTGGAGAGAGTGCTGCAACTGAAGCTATGAGTAACTTTGACTCAGGAAATATTCTTAGTCCATTAAGTATATATACTTCTACTGGCAATCTCAATATAGAAAATATTGAGGAATTACAGAAGATTGTATCAGATATACTTTATGAAAAAGAAGAAGCTCAGGATGAAGATGAAATTTTAGCTGTTGCAGAAAAATTAGCAAACGTTATTAGAGCTTTTGGTATTAACACTAATACATCTTTTGCTGCAACATTGCTTGATGAGAATCTTGATAGTCTTGTAGGGAAAATGCAACTAATTCTTGATGAAGCATTAAAACTTGAGGAAGGTGAGCACCTTGTAACTACATTATATAGAGAGTTTAGTAAGTTGGGTGAAAGCATAAACTCAATTACAGAAGACATTCCCCCTATGACAACAAGAGAGGGAGAGAGAAGTTTGCCTACCTATGCAGCGCCTAATTATATTGATACAATATTAAAGAGGATAAAGAATGATGCCACAAGACAAGAGCTTCTGGAGTCAGAGTTCAAGAGGTTTTCATTTTTCTATGACGCTAAAAAAGGAGAATGGAAAAATGGATGGCTGGAGATTCTTGAGGAGAATAGGGAAGCAAGAGCGCAGTTGGCTATTATGTCTCTTGATAATATAGATGGATTGACATATGACAAATGGAAGCCAAGTGACATTAAGACAGCTTTCTTTAGACAGTATTTAGCTGCTCAATCTGAGAAATTCGCATGGTATAATACCCCTATTTACTCTGATTCTACTACTGCTAACTTCATTAAGATGGTTAGGTATAGGTCTGATAGCTTCCTATCATTCAAGGATAAGCTATTGCCCAGATTTAACGCCTTAATCCATCAGGAATTATACAGGATGTCTGTAATAGAAAAAAGAGCTGAGGCTGGAGCTGAGGAAATTCAAAATTTTGACAGTCATAAAGAGGAATTTCTATTCTTCCCTCGGATGAATGATTATACAACAGCAGATGGAGTAAAACTTATTGACGCAATAAAACAGGCTAAAAAAGATAATAATCCTGAGAGGATTGATGAGCTTATTAATAAAGCTATTGAAGATATAATGAATGAGGATTTTGAGCTGTTTATATCTCGTCATATGTACTCATATAGCTTTGAGGGTGTATCAATGCAAAGTGTAGCAGAGGAGTATTATCCTGGTATATCAGACCATTCAGACTCACTTAGAAATCTATATGAGGAATACTTCTGGAATCAGGCTTATGCTACTTCTCAGATTATAGAAATCACTGTAACTGACCCAGCATTCTTCAATGGAAATGATGGTGTGGACTTCCAAAAGAGATTTAAACAGGTTCTTGCGGCAGGTAGAAAGCTTAATACTAATTCCAAATATGGTAAAACTCATGAATTAACCATCTATCTTGCAGATAGTATTCGCACCTCTAATTCCTATCAGCAAATACAGAAAAACATAGGAAATGCAGTAAAAGCTGGTAGGATGACTGACACAGAAGCTGAGTTTATTCTTGGTGAAATGGTTAGAGTTAATGCAACTGATGCTCAGGCATACAGAAATCTAAGTTCAATGAGGACTTTGTTGGATATGATGGGTGAGTGGAATAGCCATATGGAGGAAGTTATGCAAAGATTTAAAGATGGTACTTATACTTCTGAGGATTTTGATTGTGTATGGCAAACTGTAAAGCCTTTCGTATTTGCCAATATAGCTAAGCCTGATGGACTTGGTGGATGGATGAGGGTGCCTCATCAGAATAAGAACTCTGAGTTCCTTACATTGGCTCTATATGACTTAATGAGTATGACTCAGGAGAGGTCAGCTAAAATGAGGGCTGTGGATAGATTTATGGAGGATAATGGAATTGACGTAGTTCAGTTTGCTTCTGCTGTTAAATGCGGAGGTCAAGGAATTATTGATATTGATAGTTCTCCTACAAGCGTTAAGGCTATGTTACTTCTTAAAGATACAAATATTAACAATGTTAGGTCTTTGAGGCGTGAAATAGAAAGAATCAAAAAGGATAATCCTGATGTTGCAAAAGTATATCAAGACCTTATTGACAGGGGCCTTGACCATGCTATTGACTTTTTTGAAGTTAAGAAAAAACTAAAAAATCCAGGAGAAATTAAAGATTTCAGGGGAATAAAGGCAGCTATGGATAAACTTCTGCAAAAACAGAAGATTACTCAAGAGCAATATAGTAAGTTTGTAGAAGTATTTGAACCTACTGAAACAGAGGTCTATGAAATGCTTAATGCTGCTACTAAGACTGGTAGCATTATAGAGCAGGATAAAAATGCTCCTGATTTTGGATTTAATAAAGAGGTAGTTCATGCAATTCCTTATGATAACTATGTTGTACAACAGCCTACTCCAGAGCATCTTTTTGATACTACTGCTGTGCTTGGGTCTCAGTTCAAAAACCTAATTACAGCAGACCTTCCTGCCGATATAGTTGTAACCCTACCTAATGGAGCAAAAATAGAGGGAAGGCAAAATGTGGTAAGGGTTTTTCAAGGGTTGATGGTAGAGAATCTACTTGATGATTACCAGAAAGTAAGCAAGAAATTTGAGTCAATAGAAAACCTTAGAGATGCAATTCTTGAGGTAGTTAAGGGTAATCCTAAATATGGTAGAGAATTTCTTGAAGCAATGGAGATTATTGAGGTTGATTATAATGGTTCAAAAATCAAGACATTTAATCTACCAATGAATACTCCTACGATTACAGCTAAATTGCAGGAGATTGTGAACTCTATGTTTAAAAATGCCATAGCTAAGCAGAAGATTAAAGGTGGTAATGCCATTCTTGTTTCTAATTTTGGATTCTCGGAAAATCTAAAAGTTGTAAGAGATGAAGAAACTGGTGCCCTTGTAGAAGTACAGTGTATGCTTCCTTGGCACTCAGCACAGCATTTTAAACAGTTTATTAAGAGGGAATACGATTCTGATGGTAATATAATAAAGGAGGAGATAGATATCAAGAAAGTAGAAAAGGCTACACCTGAACTACTGGAAATGATTGGTTATCGTATTCCTACTGAGGGTAAATATTCTATGCTTCCATTAAAGGTTGTTGGATTTTTACCACAGCAAAATGGTTCATCTATGATGCTTCCTGCTGAGATTACAACTATTGCAGGTAGTGATTTCGATGTAGACAAAGTATTCCTAATGATGCCTGAATTTAATGTTTTCACTCATAATAAGAGAAAAGCACTCAGGGATTATAAGAATCTATTTAAGGGTGATTTCTTTGCTGCAATTAAAGATAAAATTGAGATAGAGGATGATTCTCTATTGAGTAAAGAGCTTAGCTCATTCTCTGAGTTGATGGAGCTTTCTGACGAGGAAATTGAAGCCATTAATATCAAGGATAAGGAGTTTAATGAGTGGTTTGAGGAAAATAAGGATGCTTATGAGTATAAGGATAAAAATGGCGAAGCTGTTCCAAGGATAGAGAAAGTAAGATATAATACTACTGATGCTTCCAAGTTGAGCAGGAGAAAGAGGAATACTATGATTGTAGATATTTCAAGGTCTATCCTGCAAAATCCTGTAATTAGCGAGCATTTCAATTCTCCAGGTAACTTTAATACTATCAAGGTTAGAGCCAGGAAATCTGAGATTATGAGGGATTTTGATATGGCAAGTTATCTCTATACAAAATCTGCTGAGGAAGGAATTCCAATGACTCAAATCCTTGATAATATGTCATTAAAGGAGCTTGATAAATTCATTAGTGAACATAAGAGAAAACGAAGCCTTGTATCTCCAGAGACCTTTGCTTATTTTCATGAGCAAAATATGGTTGGAAAAGCTCTTGTTGGTATGTATGCAAATAATACTACCATACAGGCCAAGATGCAGAATGTGAAGGGTTTACGTATTTCAGAAACTGGAGAAGTTGTCATGAATGGTAGGACTATAGATAGCCTTAATAGTTCTGAGGTTGAGATTAACGGAAGGAAAATGAGGGTTTCCAAGAATTGTTCTGAGTTCTCTGCTGCCTCTGTGGATAATGCTAAAGACCCAGTTCTTGCTTCTTTAAGGCAGAGTATTGAAACTGCATCAGTAACAAGCGCTATGCTCAGAATGGCTATGGAAATTGATGAAATTGGAGCAATGTTTACAAATCCAATAACAGAGTACCTCGATAATAATATATGGCTTACGGATGTAGTAGCTCCATTTATGGCAATAGTTGATGAAGTAGCTTTAGCTTTAGGTGAAGAATGGCAGAAAATTAGCAGTAATCACTCGACAAAATCAGTTGATGAAGCTACAATTGGGTTTACTATGCTAACAGAGGGCAAGCATATTGGAATAGGAATAAACTCCATTTTGAAAGAATTTGACAGGTATAATGAAGACAGGATGCAATCGGCAGATAGAGGTAGTGAGAATGTAGACATACGCAATTATCCAACTTTAATTATGGCAGCAGTTCTAACTAACGATGCAATGATTTATAAACATATAAAAGATGATATCGCTAAGCCACTAAAGGATGCAGTATCAGTTCAAAGAGCAGATTCTCCAAATGGGGCTATTCAGAATACTGTTGCAAAAGCTGTTATTCAACAACAGAAAGTCAGAAGAATTGTATTGCGTGAGAAAGTGCAAGAAAGAATATATCAAGAAAATGGCCCTATGCCACCTGTATTTCATCTTACTGAATCTATTCCACTGAATGATATTGTGAGAAGAAAATCAACAAGAGACCAAATGAGGGAGGCATTTATGAGTAGGGATATTCCCACACTACAGGCTTCTTATACTCTTGGTATTGACTTTGCTCTACAAAGTATAGCAGAATATTATACTCCATTGTCCCCATCTGGGCAGATTGCTATTGATAGAATGTTTATTAACGCAAGGGATATGAGAATTAAGGAGAAGACAGTTGAGAAATTCTTGTTCAATTTCTCTACCTTTATGCTTAGCAAAACAAAGATGTTCGGTAATGATGGTACTACTACATTCAAAGAAAAAAGAGATTACTACTTGAATGAATATCCTGCTAAATTTGAGGCTCTAAAGCTCGCTCATCCTGAATTAAATAGTCTTGGGGTAATCAAGGCTTTATCAGTTAATAAGAATGGAGATATAGTGCTTAGAGGCTCATCGAGGAAATCAAAAACAGCAAGGCAGATGTTGATGGCTGATTTTGATATGCTGCTTGAGAGTGAAAGTCCTATTGCAATCCAATTAGCTACTGACCTACTTGCTTATTCTTATTATAAGGATGGATTGTCATTTGGAGCTAACTCTTTTGGAACTTTGTTTAGCCCTGCGTTCCTGAATAATTTCCCTGAAATCATGGAGGTTCTCAGATTGGGAGACAAGTATTTGGATACTGCTGGAGCATTCAACTATTACTATCAGTTTATGCTTCAAAACTACAAGGATATACTTCCAAGAAAGGTAGTTAAAATCCCAGGAACTGACCAACTTGATTTTAGTGATGTTATAACACTGTCATATGGAGAATCAATAAATGATTTTGAGAATATGAAATATCCATTCTTGAATATAAATGGTATTCTATATAGACATAGGGACAATGTAATCCTACCAAAAGGAGCTGCTGAATATGAGAAAGTAGGAAAATTAGAGGCTCAGACGTTGGTTCTTGATGCAAATTCAAACTATGCTGGTATTCTTAATGATTATAAGCATGAGAAGCCAAAGAATGATGATAATGACCCATTCTCTGATTTTGGTGATGATTTTGCTGATTTTGATGGAGACAGAATTGATGATATGATTGCTCAGATGGAGGATGCTTTGGATGGAGCTGTTGACCAAACAATAACTGATAATGAAGTCAAGAAAAAGGAGCAATCAAGAACTGGTACTCCATCTGAGGTTGAAGTTAAGTATGATTCAAAAGAAGGTTTAAAGAAAGCGGGAGAAAATCCCTGTTAAATAAGATTATATGGCATCATGTACTTACGCCCCAAGTGTGGGCACAGATTTATTCTATGCCTTGAAAAAGGATTTAGGATATAAGAAAGCATGGGAAATTATTGGTATAATCAATAATCCCAAATTTATGAGTGATTTTGGCAATACCCTTACTTTAGATAGTGAGGGTATGCCTACCCTCTCATCCTTGATGGATAACAAGTATATCCAAGGAGTAATAGGTGTTGATAATACAGCTAAAGTAATCCAAAGGCAGTTTCCTGCTGTTGAGGATACTTTTGGGAATTACAAGTCACTGTTGAATCAGGCAAAAGAGTTTAATCTTGGTTCAGAGCACAAAGGTAATTTTGTGGCAGTAGTCAAGGAAATTAATGGTAAACTGCAAATAAGGATAGTACCTAAAACAGATAAATCGCTAAAGGAATTTCAAGACCAGTATGCCTCTACGATGTTAAATGAGTCTTTAGCCAGGGTTTTGGAACCAGTAGGCATTACTTATGGAATGCTAAATCAGGCTGAACAAAGTGCTGGTAGAGCTGGTGTAGTTGACTTCTCATTGGCTAAAAGAATGGCCTCTGACTCAATATCTATGATTAGGGTAGCTAATAACAGAGAAGGTTATAGTGCTCTCAGTGAAGAATATGCACACCTGATTGTAGCAGCCTTTAGAGATAGCCCTCTTATGCAAAGATTAATTGCAGCTCTTGCAAGAGATGAGCAAGCTATGAGGGAAATCCTTGGAGATGAATATATGGACACAGTAGATTTTCAGGATGGAAATATGGAGTTCATAGCTGAGGAGGCTGTAGGGCAGCTTCTAAAGGAGCATTTTAAACAGGAGATAGTTGGTGAATCCAGCCTGATTAAACGCTTTAGAGACCACGTGAGAGCCAAATATGCAGCAATGAGTGAAGATGTCATTGCTAAGGCTATGGTTGAAGCTGAGGGTGTTCTCAGTCAGATGGCTAAAGATATTATGTCTGGCAAAACAAAGGTAGATGTAGACGCTATTAAAGCCAGGGATTTACAGCTAAACTCTCTATCTGAGAGAATAGATAGAAATATGGAGATGCTCAAGCACATGAGGGACACTGAGATAAAAAGGGCGAAACTCAGAAAGTTTGATGATGTTACTGTTGAACTTGCTAAAATCAATGTAGCAATGGCAAGTGATAGTATTGCTGACCAAGTACAAGGTATACTTGAATACTCAAAGGTTGCAATAGGTAGGTTAAAAAGCTGTCAGCATCTCTTAACTACAATCTATGACGCAGAAACAGAGCAGGATATTTTTGACACATTAAGATATATAAAGAGTACAATGGATTCATATGGAAAACATATTTATAATCTTAATAATATGTCAAACGAAGAAAGCGTTTTAAATCAAGAACAATGGGAAGTAGATGGTTTTGACCCTGATGGAAATCCAATTTATACTCCAGTAGACCCAGCAGAAGCATCTATGATTTCAGAGCCAATAGCTATAACCAATAAGGAGGGTTATGTTGAACTTCTTGAGTTTCAAGAAATTTTGTCAAGTCTTAATGATATAATAAAAAAACTTGAAACTGAGTATGACAAAGTTGCAACTGAGGCTTTTGCTGGATTTTTAAAGCCTGTATTGGGAGAAGAAGTTGCATTTGAATTAGGAAAAAATGCTGGAAAATCAATTAGGGTTACAGAACTTCTGAAAAGAGCTACATCTGATATTTCATTTATGGATAGGTGGCTTGATTCTATGGCAAGAAGTAACGATGTATTGCTGCAAGCATTTGATGAGGTTGTAAAAAGAAGGAATGAAGCAGCCAAAGATTTAGCTATAAAGGATATAAAAAATCTCCAGAGAATAATGCTTGATGCTAAAGCTCTGGGAATCAATGAATTCAGTTGGGCTTATGAAAGATATAATGATGGTTCTATGACTGGCGATTATATTAGCTCGGTTAATAAGAATCAGTATGAACGAGATTTAAAGGAGTTTAATGAATATCTTGATGCAAAATATGGTGTAAGGCCAACTGGAGAGGATAAAACAAAGAAAAAACAAGAAAAGGAAGAATGGCTAAAGTCTCATGCGGTTAAAGCCAGAAATAAGTGGTTTGCAAATCCTGATATTTATAGCAATGAAGAATACAAGAAGTTGTCTAAAGACCAAAAAGAAATCCTGAATAGAATACTCGAGATTAAGGATTCCTTGGATTTAATTTTACCTGAAAATAAAGCTTACAAACTTAAAGCTGTACAAATGAGGAGGCATGGAAATATGAGATTATTAGACTCATTTGCTCATCCTACTCATATATGGACTAATATTAAGGATTCTTTTGCTGAGCAGCTTAAAGATAGAAAAGACGATAATCTTGAGTTTGGAGATGCTGGCACAAGAAACAGCTTAACTGATTTCTCTGGTAGGGAGTTTATGACTTTGCCAATATTGTACACTAACAGGCTTGAGAATGCAAATGACCTATCAACAGACCTAATAGGTAGTATGATGGCTTATGCGGCTATGGTGAGAAAATATGAGCAATTAGAGAGCGTTGTAGATGCTTTGGAAGTTGGTGCTGACCTTGTTAGAAGTAGAGATGTAGAAAAAACTGTTGGAGATTCTGCTGTTGTGGAAACAATAAAAGGAAAAGCAGGAAATGTACTTAACAAGGTGCTTGAAAATGAGGGTACTAATATGCAGAAGAAACTTGATGACTTTATGGCTTCACAGGTTTACAACAGACATCTAAAAGATAGTGGGCATTTTAATGTGTTTGGTCAGAAGCTGAATAAGAATAAAATGACTTCAGCCCTATTGAAGTATTCATCTATGGCTCAGCTTGGATTTAATGCTCTTGCAAATTTAGCCAATGTAACACAGGGTATAGCGATGCAGAATATTGAGGCAGCAGCAGGTGAATTTTTCAATGCTAAAGAGCTTGCTATGGCTGATGCAGCCTATGCTTCTATGCTTATGGGCTACTTTATGGATATTGGTAGCAGAACTCCTACAAATAAGCTATATCTATTTGATGAGGCTATTGATTTTAAGGGTGACTTCTTTAAAAATATGAAGCAAGCGGATATGCGTAGCCTTACAAGAAGAATCCTTGGGAAACATCTTGGATTCATAGGTCAGGAAGCTGGAGACCACTGGTTATACAATAGAACAGCAATAGCTATGGCTATGAGAACTAAGGTAATTGTACCTGAAAAAGGAGAAATGTCTCTATGGGAAGCTTTTACAGTTGAAGATTTCGTAGAGGGAGACAGTCGAATTAAAGAGGGTAGAATACCTAAGGGGACTAAGTATGCTTCTAATGGTCAATTAGTTAACATGAAGACCTTTGGCAGGGAAGTAATGGAGGTTAATCAGGATTTGTTTGGTATTTATAATGAGGAGGATATGAATGCAGCTAATAGGGTTATTGGTGGTAGGCTTATTATGCAATACCGTAAGTTCATGAGACCTCTATGGAATAAGAGATTTGGCTCTGCAAGAAAATCATTGATTACTGGTAGGGAATACGAAGGATTCTATGTAACCTCAGGAAGAATAGTCAAGGAGATGATTGCAGGTGAAAGAGCCTTTATGGATTTAAAGAGTGGACTCACTGAACATCAACAGAAAAACATAAAGAGGACAATATTTGACCTATTGCAATTCCTTGCTATTGCTGGATTAGCTAACTTTATAGACCTTGGAGATGATGATGAAGCAGGGTATGCAGCTAAGCTGGCTAATTACACCTGCAAGAGGTTAAAGAAAGAATTAGGTATGTTTGTGCCATCTACCATAATGCCAGGAGAGTGGATTGCTACACTGTCCTCTCCAATGGTGTCTTTATCTATGCTTAAAGACATAAGTCAATTAGGAGGTTCACTTCTGTGGCCAGGAGACTGGGTTGATGAAATTCAAAGTGGCAGATATAAGGGTATGAGTACACTTGAAAAGAATTTGTATAAAGCTCCATTTTCATATTTATCTTATTACAGGCAATGGGATAAGGTTTATAATAGATTGGATGAAATGGCAGATTTCTACACAAGGAGTAGGTAAAAAGAAAGGGGAACAGTTTTCTGCTCCCCTTTTTCTTTATCTACACTTCAAGAAGGTCTCCTGTTCTAAGGTAGTCCAACTCTTGAACTCCTCAACAGAAACACCTCTTTCATTCAAATAAGCCAAATCTTCACTTGATAGATTTTCAAGCTTAGCTCGCTTATAAGACTCAAGTTTTTCAGCAAAGAAATTTCTATTCTCTATGCTGTATTTTAGCTTGGCAATAGCTTTCTGGAGTTGTTTCTTCTCCTGAGCTACAGAGTCTTCAGCATATTTCTTTGCTTTAGCAACTGTTTGTAGGCTACTCATAAGATAGTATCTTCCTCTGTTTTCAGCTACTTTCATAATCCTATTAAATTCAACTGGTATTGCAGCTCTGGCTTCACCCTCTGTCAGATATTGAGTAGTGCCATACATAACTATGGATTCACCTCTATTATTAATAATCCTTGATTTAGAGCTATTCAGTAAGGCCTTATATTGAGCGTCAATAATATCCAATTCAACTTTCCTGCCCTTGTCCGTACTTCTTAATTCATACTCTAAATCCTCGATTTCAGACTGTAGGACTTCCTCAGAGGTCATATCTCTATGATAGAAGTTGTTATTACTTCTTGAATACGTACCAACATTATAATCGGCAGATTTAGCTTGGTTAGGGTCAAATATGCCATAATTAGTAGCGTTGAATGGGTCTACTACATTTTCATAGATAACTCCATCATTGCCACTCTTTTTAGCTGAATTAGCTTGTTTTGCTTGAACATATCCAGTGTATAGATTGGTATTCTTGTACTTTTCTCCGATTTCAGAGCCTTCATAATCATGCACCAAGGGATTCCTGATGTTGAGGAACATTGGATGGACTGTGGATAGTTTTTTAATGTCCCCATATTCTTTCTCCCATTGTTCTCTATCTGATTTAAGGCCCAATTCAATAGAATCAAGAATCTCATACAACTTATCTTCCGATAATGATTTAACGTTAAATTCCTGAGTATCAAGGATAATCTTCAATCCAGTTGAACCTGAATATTCGATAGCTATATTTGAGTAAAATCCAATATCAACAGATACCTTAGATACACCTATTTTATATTTGTTTTCAAGTATTGCAGTTTTTATGAATGAAGGAACTTCACCATTAAGCAAAGCATGAACTCCTCTCCTATTGTTATACATCTTAACAAATTCCTCTCCAACCTTTATATCGTGATTGAAAATGAAAGCGTTGCCAGCATATGACTGACCCCTGTCTTTTAAAAATTTGTATAAATCAATAGCCATATCCATAGCGGCTGCTCTTTCTCTTTCATTAAGTTTTACTCCTTTCTCCCTTAGCTTGTTAAGGTAATCAGCTAATTTCCTGAATCGAGGCTCATATACTGAAGCTGCATCTAAGACTTTCATCAAATCATCGTACCCCTTGATTTCACTTTGTTCCCCCATAAGGAGATTCCTGAGTTCGAGCATTGAGTTCCTCAATTTCACTTCCTTGCCTCCAAGCGAGATTGCTGCATAAGAGAAAGCAACAGAATTTAAGTCAGAGAAGAATACTGTTCCAATAGAATCTACTGGTATTTGCTCTCCAGTCTTCTTGTCAATATAAGTTGATGAGCCAGTAGACTTTCCTCCTTCTTCCATTCTGAATGTATCAAAAGTATCAGAAGTACCATGATAAACAATTTTGGGTTCTCCATTTTCATCAACAACCTTAGAAGCATTAGCTGGGTCATTTTCCCAATCTCCAAACCAGTCTTTGAATGCTTTAGTTCTAACATGAGCATACTGTCTTTCAGTAAGGTTTGTAGGTTTACCGTTAGGAGCAAGTAATCTTCCATCCTTATCTCTTTTTGCGGATTTAAGAATAGATTGCATTTCAGCAGAATATTGTTCATTCATATTCAATGATGAACTTGACTCATGAGCTTGCCTGTTGGCCCACCCACCTTTTCTGATATCCCTATACAGCTTATTCAATTGAGCCTCTTTACCTACAAGGGTTTTAACATAATGCTTTAATTTACCCCAATATTTGGCAAATCCACGCTTATTTTCGACTTCTTCATAGCCTTGCATATATTTCCTGAACCCCTCTGCTAAATCTTCCTCCAGGGCTATTGTAGCCTTTTCTCCGAAGACTTTAGCAGCCTGAGAGTAAAGCCTGTCAAGCTCTTTTTCAGTCATTAGAGTTTGAGAAACATAGTGAAAAGCCTCATGGTAAGCAGTACCTCTACTTGAATTATTAGCAAGGTAAATTATACCATCTTGGAATAAACCCCATACTTTATCCCCACCAGCCATCTCTGAGAGCTTTTGTAGGCTCTCTACTATCCTAATAGCATCCTCGTGAGATAATTGAGGTAACATCTTTTTAACCCTCTCTACTTCTTTATTAATATCAGTAGCAGTATAGCCTGATGTTTCTTCTCTTTTAAAGAAGTCCTCAAAAAGCGAATCAATAGCAATACCTGCTTCCACTGAATTCATAGCAAGTTTAATCTTAGTATCAAAACGCTCAAAGAATTGCCTCATTTTCATTTTAGGCATATTAGTTACTCTCGCAAGTTGCTCATCAGTCATATATTCAACTGTAACAGACCTTGTATTGGTAAGCATACCAGCATCCTTGATTTTCTTGATAGAGTCTTTCCTATTAGCAACTGGAGTTGTATTTCCTGCTGCCTCAAGAGCTTTCTTCTCATTATATTTCTGGCTGCTATTTTCGGCCATAGCTACAAACCACTCTTTAAATTGATTATATGACTTTTCATCAATAGCTTTAATTTCTTCAATCATTCTAAGGATTTCATCATAACGAGACTTCAAAGATTCACTACCAGAGTTAAGGACATCAAAGAGATAATCTCTTGCTAAAGGTCTGATTTTATCAAGTGCTTCACTTGCTTTAGCCTCTCTTTCTTCTTGGGCTTTTTCAGCAGCTTCCTCTGCCGCCTTTTTGGCAGCTTCATTTGCTTGCCTTGTTATTTCAGCTTTTTCTACATCCAAGAGTTTATCCCATTGAGGATTAGTTTTAACCTCTGGTTGAGCGGCAACTGGTTGTGCAGTAGGGCCATTTTTGCCTACATCAACAAAAGAATCAGGGTCATTAGGGTCAAATTCGTCAAATCCGTCTAAATCATCTAATTCAAATTCATCAAACCCCTCTAAGTCATCTTCAATAGTTTCAACTCCATCTATTGGATTTTCAGTAGTGACTACTGGTTCTTCTACAAACTCATTAGTATTTGCATTATACCAGTTTTTAGGGGCATTGAATGGAGTAGCATAAGGTTTACTCATGTCAGCCTTAGTTGCTATACCATATACATAGGCCCTCATAGGAAGATATGCAGGGTTATCAGTGATATCAATTTCCTCAGATGAGTTTTCCTTTATAGCATAGAATTTTAAATCCTTGGTCATCCTGACAGTGCCTCTACCTGGAATTTTTACATAAGTAGAATTTGAATCCCTTTGATTGGTATTTACACCAGTAGACTTAGGAGCTTTACCTTTAACTTCTCTGCCATTCACAATAGGATTAATAACAAACCAGTCATTGACAGTATGATTTCCACCCTCAGGAAGGTTAGTTGTAGCAATTTCTCCAATCATGCTATTGTAGTCAACTTCTTCATCCTTAGAAATCCTCATTTTGCTATTAATATATTTTTTATTAATATTAATAGGTAAATCAAGGATATTAGAAAGGCCCCATAATAATGTATCAACATTCTCCTCAGTTGAATCGGACTTCCTAACAAGTATGATTCTACCATTTATTTTTACCGTAATATCTCCATGCTTATTAAAAGAGATTAACGGAGCATTGCTATCCTCAATAACAAAGAAATCCCTAAGTCTATCCATTGCCATTTTGATTTTATCAAAATCATTAGGCAGTGTAGCAATTTCCTCAGCCAATATTTTTACAGCTCTATAGAATGATGAATCCTTAGATACATTCTTAAATGTAGGGGTGATGAATGGCACTGGCATTAAAGCTCTCTCCTTGCTTGAAGTGGGCATCAACAAGAATGGCTGTCCTTTCTTGGTCTTCTCAGAAGCAGTTCTCATTGTTCTCCTCTGTTGTTCAGGGTCTCTTGCAACTTTTGAGTTTGCAGTAACAACCTCTGAACGACCATTGGATGTTGCAAATCCAATAGTAAAGCTCTCGCTAATAAGTGCTCCATCACTGTCAGTTCTACGAGCAATATCGTTCAAAGAGCGCCTTTCACTTGTTGCGGTATATTGAGGCTTACCTACCATAACTCTTGTGATAGACGAGGTATAGCCACCTATCTGAACTAAGTCTCTGTCATTTTTATTCTTGTTTTCATTGAAGAATTTTACAGCTTCTTCGTAAAATTCCTTTAGACCAGGATAAGCATCAGTTTGTAATGGTAAATCTCCAATAATCTTGTTGTTGCTATTGATAATTAGGATTACAGGAACTCCAGCTTCTTTGGTCAATTCCTTACTAATAGCAAAGGTGACGAATTTTCCATTATTCCCATAAAAGCCAGTTCTTGCCATCTCAAATGCCCCAACTTTATTCAGGAACTCCCATGTAGCTTTATATGCTTTTTTCATAGGATGACTATCAGGAAGTGTTGCCCAGTAAGGAGTATTATCACCAAGTTCTCTATGAATTTGAAATTCCGTTGTAGCAGTTCTCCAGAAAGTGTATTGCCCATCAACCTTATTAGGGTTAAAGCCAGTTTGAGCATCAGCTTCCGCTTGTGCTGGAGTACCAGCTTCCCCTTTTAGTTTATTTGCTTCATCAATCTGTTCTGCTACCTCAGTTTCTGTTGTAGGGGTAAATGTTATACCATCTTCTTGTGTAATAGTTTCTCCACCAGTAACTCCCTCTGGAGTTTGGGTAACAGCATTCACTGGTTGAGGCTGAGTTTGTGGGTCAGCACCATGAGTCTGTAAAGCTTCTTCAACTGTGAAAGTTCTTGTTATAGTACCATTAGTATCAATCTCTCCATCAGGAATACCCTCAAGAGCCTCAGCTATATCAGCAAGTTCCTGATTGAGGTCATTAAGTACAGATAGAGCTTCATCGACTCTCCTGTCATTAAACTCAGCTAATTCATCATCAGTCATAGTTTCAGAGCCGTCAAAATCATCAAGAGTATCTTCCTCAACATCTTCTTTAGCAATATTAAGTAACTGCTCAGCTCCCTCTACTCCATCAAGATTCCTTTTAATTAGGGCCAGTGCATCATTATATTGACGCTGACTAATTTCTCCTCTGCTAAGTTTTTCATCGAGCTTCCTTTTTGCCTGATTATACTTGTCTACAATCTCTTGTGCTTTCCTTGTTTTCTCAGCAGCTATTTCAGCAGCAGATGGGCCAACAGGAGCAACAGGTGCAGCAGGAGCTACTGGAGCAGGAGCAGGGCCAGGAGGAGTTGGCTGTGGTTGAGGTTTACTTGGGTCTACATATGAATTTTCATCATTTGGGTCAAAGTCATCAAACCCTTCAAATTCTCCTTCTGCAATCTCAATTTCTTCATCTTCCTGTTCAGCTTGTTCTACATTAGTCTCATTTTCAATAGCCTCTCTTGCTATTTCAGATACAGACTTATTAGCAGTCTCTTGGTTCTTTCTTCTTATCTCATTATTTTTTCCTTTCTTACGAGCAGCTTCATTAGCCTCTTTAATCATCTGACCGAGCTTAGTGTGGTCTTTAAGGAAGGTATCAAATGTCTTAGTGAAATTATCAATAGCCTTACCTATTGGCCCAAGGTCTTGCATCATCTTTATAGCATCACTAACAGTAATGGATTTTCCTTTAAGGTTGTAATCCGCACGTCTAAATGCCATAACCTCCATAAGGGACTCCCTAAAAGAAGCATTAGCTGGGTCTGCAATCATAGCAGCAACAACCTCAGGCTTTTCACTGAGGAGTTTCTTCATATTATCGTATGCCTTCTTCTTCTCCTTGTAGTCCTTTTTTGCTGATTCACCAAGATTAGCTATTTCTTCCTCCGTGAGCTTACCATAAGATTCCTCAAACTCCTTAATAATATACTCTTGAGCATACTCAGTTACAAATTCCTTGATGGCTCCACCCATAGAGGTCATTCTTTCTTCCCAGTTGAGAGCTTGCGCCCTTAGGAAAGCAAGATAATTAGCTTTTTCACTCGGCAATGCTTCACCAGTATCTTTCTTAGCCCATTGAAAATTATCCTCAACCCATTTCTTTGACTCAAGATATTGAGAAATAACCTTACGCATTTCATTAGCAGACTCCTTCAGTCCTTTCCTGACTTCATTTTGACCTTCTTCTGTATTTAGGTCTACATCTGCCCATCTACCAGCCCTAATAGGCTCTAATCTTCCAGGAGTATCTTTCTTTTCTTGAAGTTCTTGTATTCTTTCTATAATTTCAGCACCTTCCTCAGCAGACATTTTAGCCTGATTCTGCTGATAAAATTGTGTAAGAATATCAATCTGTTCCTGCAAATTCGCTCTCTGTTGCTCTACAGTTATAGTAGTAGTAGTATTCTCAACCATAGCCTGTAAATCCTCAGCCGTAACATCAGAAGCACCATCAATTACCTCGATAATATCCAAAAGGTCTTGCAATCTACCTGCTTCATCAAAAGCTGTTATATCAGAGAAAAATTGGGCAAATTCAGCATCCTTAAAGCCTTTGTTATCATCCTCCTCAACAGCTTTATCCATAACTTTCTGGAAGAAATTATGCCTGTTCATGCCTCTGAACATGGCTATATTTTCAGGCCTTGCAAGATACTCATTCATCCTATCAACAAGATATTGCTCTCTTTGCTCTTTTTCCTTGTGTTCTTTGATGTTATCCTTGATACCTCCCTCCATCTTGAATTTCCATTTACCATTCACCTTATCAAGTACAGGAATACCTATAGCTCCAGTGAAAGCACCTATGGTAAATTCAAGCCAAGCATTAGGGTCAGCTACAGTTTTAGCTACGCCATTATATATTGAATTAAGATAATCGAGTGTCTCTTGCTGAGCATTAGGGTCTACAAGGCCCTTATAATAGTTTGCTACATCAGTGCCATAATAGTCTTTATTTACATTTACAGCAAGGCCTTGAGACCATTCTTCAGTACCTTCTGATAGCGGATTCTTGAGGTATCTCTTGAAAGTCTTTGATACAACTCCATCCTTTATAGCTTCATAACTACCTCTACGAAGGCCTTCTTCAAGCTCTTTTGTAGTAAACTCTTTAGTTCCATCCCTAAAGCCTCTACCAACGAGAGAAGAAGCATTCCCAGCTTCATCTATATATAGGATATCAGAAGCCTTTTTCTGAGGCTTAAATCCACCAGCAAACGCTTTACCAAACTGAACATAGTTAGAACCAGTAAGAATAGCTAAGTTCCACAGGAGTACAGAATTACCAAGAGATGTAGCATCTTCTCTGATTTTCTTTTTGGTTAGGTCTATGTTTTTATAAACCTCATCTTTTGCTTTCTCTCTGGCATTAGCAAACTCAGTTCCATATTTCTGATTAAGGGCTTGAACTTTCTGCTGTCTAATTAATTCAGCCTTATTAATATATCTACCATCATTTGTTTTGGTAAACTCCTTAGGAGATGATTCATATTCCTCGTTAATAATCTTTAATTCTTCAGCATAATCAGCATTAAGTGAAGCGAACTTATCCTGTAAAAAATCATCAGAATCAATATAAGCAAGCTCTCTTTGAGCTGACTCATCAACCACCCTATCATTTTGGTCTATAAATTCCTTTGCTCCATGCTTAGCCTCAATAGAACCTTCTCCAAAAGCTGATAGCATTGAGCCACCTAATGCCTGAACCCAATAAGATTTCTGTTCTGCTACTTGCGCAGCTTTTGTTCCAACTTGAACTCCTTTACCAAGAGCTTTAGTCATTTTGCCTAACATAGGAGCAAAGACTTTTCCACCGCTGTAAAATGCACCAATAGAGAAACCGAAGTTCTTGATTACCGAATCTCCAAGGAAATTGCCAAAGTTACTTGTGAATACATTTTCATACCAAGGGCCAGTTTGAGCTTTAACAGATTGATAGTTAGGCATAGCTTTTTCAGACCATTCTTCAACAGAAGTTAGGGCTTCCTGAACACAGTTATTCCAGAAGTTACTACCATCAAAGCCTGAGGCATCGCCATTCTCAATGATACCATTAATTCCATTTGCTGCAAACTGAATAATACCAGCAGCTAAACCAACAGTACCACCTATGAAAGTAGTGCCTGCAAGAATTAAGCCTTTACCAACTCCATTTGCAACCTGTAAAAATCCATTCTGAGATTCAGCTCTAAGATTGGTTATATCTTCTTGGTCTGAGTTGAAGGCTTGACCCTCATCATAAGATGATTTACCAAAATCTATTCTTGCTTTTTCTGGAGTAGTTGGGTCATTTCCTATTTGAGTAAGAGTAGCTGAACCAAGCTTCTTACCCTGCATAGCCTTAGTGGTTTGGTATAGGTTATATGCTTCTACCTCATCTTCCGTTTTAGGGGTATATGTATTACCTCCATATACTGCATTATATAAATCAGCACCCCTAACCCCTTTAAGGGGCTGGGTGCCGTTTTGTGTAGGATTTATAGCCATAAATTATTTTTTCTTACTTGTTTCTTTTTTATGAGTCTCAATAGAGTAGGGTGCCATCTCAGTTTTAGGTGGGTGAATACCTGTGGCAATAGCGTCATATAGATTACTATTAGCTTGGTCTATTGCATTGGCAAAAGTTATACCCTCATTAGTGTTACTGAAATCAGTCTCATTCATTTTACTCTTTGCAAAAGACCCATTCCTTGCAGATATAGCTTGATGCAGAGTAGACCTCAGCATTGGAATCTCATTTTGAGCAGCAGTTCCAAGTTTTGAATATGGAACAACAAGCCTGTCTTTACCTAACTGAATAATAACAACATCATCAGTATATGGATAATAGAATGTTGGGGTATACTTGAGATTGCCATTCTTGTCAGAGTAATCATCCAGCTTTAGATTCTTTGGGTCTACAACCATCTTGCCATCTTTATCTACTCTCTTTATCTTATGTAGCGTAAGAGTACCACTGCCATCAGAATTTGTATTTAAAATTCTATTTGCAGCGTTCTTATCCTCAGTCTCTCCAAATGATATAGCTTGAGCTTGAATCTTATTTGCAGGAGCATCAGCTTTGTCAATAGCAAACTGCCCAATCTGAGTAGATAATACATTCACGTTATATTTACCATAGTATGTTGGGTCATTATATAATGCCCTTGCAGCAGTTTCCAATGATACATTACTCTCAGATGCAAACTGTTTCAACTTTTCTCCTTCAGGGGTTTTCATTATATGATTAAACCAAGTCTTGTATTCTGCTGGCTTCCATGCAGCAGTATCAATATAACCTGTAACCCTATCATAATTCTCTTGAGCAACAATATTCCAGCGCTTACCTTGGTGATTATAACCTCCTGCATACGCTTTTTTGACTGCATCAGAATAGGTTTCAGGGGATTTAAACCACCCATTCTCATCGAAGAAAGCATGATTATTATCCCTTCTTAATATTGGGTCTGCTCTATCTAATAGGTATTTATACCCACTGGTTTGACCTCTTGCAACTTTAGTTTTAAGGTCTTCAATAGGCTCAAGTCCCATTTCAAGAGCAACCCCCCGAGGGCTTAAATCAACTAATCCTGGGCCATCAGCAAGCAGTGTTTGAGGGTTATAAGGTGTTTTAGTTTCAATCCTCTTAACCTTAGCAGTACCATCAGCATTAGCTACTGGAATAATATTGCCGTTCTCATCCATAGTCAGAGTCCCATTTTCAAAGCCCTTTTCAATCATATCATTATACCTCTTTAGGTCATATTCAGCCTGTTTAGCAGCAAGGCTGTACTCATGACTAAGAGCCATTTCTCTCTGCTTGTATTCCCAGCTGAGGCCAGCTTTAGCTCTCTCATTTGCAATTGTGCTGTACTTAGTATCACCAACACCATAATATAATCCCTCAGCAGCTTTAGCTCTGGCTCTATCTTTAATATCATCATAATTTGACCACCCAGTCATACCAGAAGCCTCGATTGTAGAATCAATAATTGAGTTCATTATCCTTGTTGAATCAACAGATGTGTCTCCATTCATAGCTGCAAGAACTTCCTCAGGAGTGTACCCAGACCTTGAAACAACAAGCTTATTAAACTCATCAAGATTCCCATCAACAGACATAGATTCAAGTCCCTTTTTGAGATTTGTCATAGCCTCAGCAACAGATGTTTTGAGCGCATTGCCTGAATAATTATTCTTTAATGCGTCAAAATTACCAGTCATATAATTCTTTAGAGCTGTACTACCTGCATCATTCTCAAAGAATAATGTTGGGTCTTTAAGTCTTAATTCTTGCTGTAATTTAGCTTGCCTTTCTCTTTCTGCGAAAGCCTGTTCCATTGGAGCTATCTCAGTAGCATAAGACCTTTTTGCATTCATTAACCCATTGATTATATTTGGGCTTAATCCATTTTTATTTAATAAGTCTATACTATTTTTCATTCCATCAATATAACCCTGATACACAGCAGCATACTCTGCATCCTCAGGATTATAGCCAAGTTTGGCAAGCTGGATTCCTTTTTCCATCTGAGCTGCATACTTATCAAGCATATCATAATGAGCTTGAGTTTGCATCATCAGTGGCTGATTAACCTCCTCAAAAGATAGAGGATTATATACTACACTTAGCGTTCTTGCCATAGTTATCCATTTATTTCGTCTTTACCATTGTAACCTTTATAACCCTTAGAACCATACAGTAAGAACTGATTAGAATCAGCTTTATCAATCCTATATTTAGATAAACCTAAATTCTGTAGATTGTTCAAGAAGCCTGAGAGGTTGGCTGATTTAGCTGTGTCTATTGCATTTCTTTCTGCTGTCCTCATTCCTAATGCTGAAGATAATCCGCTCATATATTGTCCAAATGCTGCCTGTCTTGCGGCTGCATTAGCTGCATTAGCCCTATAAGCACCTTCACTATTGAATTTATCAGTTTCCCTGTTAAAGTTCAAAATAGTGCCATCTAAAGCCCTTTGTTGCTGCATACCTTCCATATATGCCTTACCAAGGGAA